GCTCCGCCCCCAGGGGGCGCAAAAAAAGAACAGAAAGCCTCCGTGGCCATGAAGGCCGCTCGCGCTGTCACCGCCGCCACTTTGATTGCCGCCACACCAGTTACCGCCGCGCCAGCACCAATCACCGCTCCAGCCCCACAGGTCAAACAGGCTGCCCCGGTGGTGACCGGCTCTCGGGGGGCTCTCAATACTCCGCGTCGGGGTTCTGGCGAATCAGTCACCTTCACTCAATATGTCACCATCAACATGCCCGGTGGTGTTACCCCGGAGGCCATTGCCCAAGTCGACAGCGCCATGCAGGCCAGCGAAGCACGGCTTCGCGAGATGATCGAAAAGATTATCAGCGGCGACAAGAGGTTGAGCTATGGCGGCTAAGACCTACACCACCGGTCAAGGCGATATGTGGGACCAGATCGCCCGCGATCAGCTCGGCTCTGAGCTGCTCATGGGGCAACTGATTGCCGCCAACCCAGCCCACGCATCCACGGTGATTTTCTCTGCCGGGGTGGTGCTGAGTGTGCCTGATGTCTCGCCACAACCGACCTTGTTTACCCAACCGCCTTGGAAGGTGTCCGCATGAGATCGGCGCGACTTGAAATAACCTATGATTCCGCCGATATCTCGGCGGCTATTGCTCCGTTTGTTACCGGGTTTGAATACACCGATCATGCCCATGGAAAGGCTGACGACCTGCAAATCACGCTGAACGACACCGACCAGCGGTGGAAATCGGTTTGGTATCCGGCCAAGGGGGCAAAGCTTACCGCCCGGATTATCTCGGAGATTGACGGTAGCTTGACCGCTTTGGATTGTGGGGTGTTCGAGATCGATGAGATCGAGTCATCCGGCCCGCCGAGTCGAGTCACCATCAAGGCGGCCTCGGCTGCGGTGAGTAAATCGCTCCGCGCCGAGAAGAAGACCGTCGCCTGGGAATCGATAACCCTGGCCGAGATCGGCGTCACCCTCGCCGACAGCCACGGGCTGACCGTTTACTACGGGGCCGAGCCCGTGAGTTTTACCCGCGTAGATCAGCGCGAGGAGACAGACCTTTCGTTCCTCTCCCGGATCTGTGACGAGAACGGCCTCAACCTCAAGGTGGCTGACGAGAAGCTGGTTATTTTTTCCGGCAAGGATTTCGAGGCCAAGGCGTCGAGTTTCACCATATCCCGCAAGTCTTCCGGCCTGGAGCGTTACCGGTTCACTGATAAGGCCCATGACATTTATCGGGCCTGCGAGGTGAGCTACCAGGAGCCGTCCGAGAAGATAGACAAGACCTATACCTTCACCCCGGAGAGCGGCACGGAGGTGGGCGAGGTGCTAAAGGTCAACCGCCGGGTGGAAAGCCTGGCCGATGCCCAGCGGGTGGCCAAGTCTGAATTGCGAAAAAAGAACAAGAACGAGGTCAAGGGTTCGTTGACTCTGGTCGGTCATACCGGCCTGGTGGCCGGGCTCAATATAACCGCTGCCGACTTCGGCCAGTATGACGGCAAATACTTTATCGACGAGGCAACCCACCGTTATGACCGCAGTTCCGGCGGCTACACGGTGGGGCTTACTATTCACAGGGAGCTTGACTACTGATGTTTGGCAAATTGCTCAACAGGATCGAGGCCCTGGAGTCGAAATTTTCCCAGATGCTCCGGGTCTGCACGGTGGTGAGTGTACAGGATGATAAAGCCACGGTGCGGGTTAAGCTGCCAGACTGCGGAAACATGGTAAGCAGCCCTTTGCCCGTGGTGGTCCGTAAGGTCCAGGATGACCATGATTATTGGCTCCCGGATGTGGGTGAGCAAGTCTTGTGCGCCTTCCTGCCCATCGGCCTGGAGCAGGGTTTTGTTTTGGGAGCTTTTTATCAGAATGTGGACAAACCGCCGGTGGCGAGTCGGGAGAAGTGGCACAAGAAATTCAAGGACGGCACCTATCTTGAGTACGACCGGTCCGTCCATAAGCTTACCGGCAGCGTGCAGGGCTCAATTGATATCACGGCCACCACCACGGCCAAGGTCGAGTCCGGCGGCGATATGACCGCCAAGAGCGGCGCCTCGATGTTGGTTGAGGCAGTAGATCAGATCAAGCTTAAGGCCCCGGATATTGCCATTGAGGGCAATATTACCGCCACCGGTACCGGCGGTGGGGCCGGAACGAATAGTTTTGCCGGGAATATGTCCGTTGATGGCAACATCGATGCCACCGGCACCGTTATCGACTCCGGTGGAAACACAAACCATCACAGCCACCCGTAAAGAGTAAAGACGCTTATGCAACTTGGATCATTCGGTAACATAGTTTTCGAGACCTCGGCGGATCTGATTCGCACCTGGCAGCAAATGAGCCGCAAGGGTTCGGCCCGATTTGCCGAGCATGTGGTTGCCGAGGGTAAACCTCGGCTTGAGTTTCTCGGCCCAGGGCTGGAGGAGCTGACCCTCGCCGTGAGGCTTGACGCCCAACTTGGTCTTGATCCGGCTTCGGAGTTGGAGTCCATGCGGGCAGTGCGCGATTTCGGAGAGGAGCAGTCCCTCGTTGTCGGCGGCATGGTCATCGGCAAGTTTGTCCTGGAGGAGATCGGCGAGGAGCACCGCCGCCATGATGGCAGGGGCCGCCTGCTGCTGGCCGAGGCAACCCTCAAGCTTAAGGAGTATGTGACGGATGGAAATTGACGTAAGTGCATCACCCACCACCGTGGTGATCGGCGCGACCGGGCTTGAGGAAATCTATCAGAATGTGAGGACAATCCTTGCCACCAGGAAAGGGTCGGTGGTGCTGGATAGAGAGTTCGGGGTTGATCAAACCTTCCTCGATCAGCCGACCTCGTTGGCCATGGCCAAAGCTCTCCCGTCCATTGTCGAGGCGGTGGAAAAATATGAACCCCGCGTCAAGGTGACCGCGGTCGAATGGATTGATTCTGACGCCCAGGACGGCCGCATGGTGCCGCGAGTAAGGATAAGGATACGCGATGGATATTAATAGCTTGCCGGATATCAGCTTTTGTGACACCGATGCCGCCGAGGTGGAAAGAGCGGTCATCACCACTTATGAGGCAGTGGCCGGTGTTTCCCTGGCCAAGGGTGACCCGGTGCGGTTGTTCCTGGAGGGGTTGGCCGCCGTTGTTGCCCAGCAACGGCAGTTGATTGACCAGACCGGCAAGCAGAACCTGTTACGCTATGCGACCGACGACAACCTCGACCACAAGGGCTCGATGACCGACACCGACCGGCTAGAAGCCGCCGCAGCCGTGGCCACGGTCCGTTTCTCTCTTGAGGCCGCGCTGGGTTTTGCGGTGACTGTTCCGGCCGGCACCCGGGTGACCCCGGATGGCCAGTTGATGTTCGCCACCCCCGTGGCCGGGGAGATAGGGATCGGCGCGACCTATGTCGATCTCTCGGTCCAGTGTGCGACCGCTGGCGAGGCCGGCAATGGTTATGTGGCAGGCCAGATCAACCGGCTGGTGGATGTGAGCACGAATCCTTACATCGTCTCGGTGAGCAACACCACGGAATCCTCCGGCGGCTCTGATAAGGAAGACAACGACCGCTACCGGGAGCGCATTCAGCTCTCGCCGGAGCGGCTGTCCGTGGCCGGCCCGACCGGTGCTTATGAATACTGGGCCAAGACCGCCCACCAGGACATCATCGATGTGAAAGTGATATCGCCCGCCGCTTGCGAGGTTAACGTCTATCCGTTGCTTACCGGCGGCACCCTGCCGGACCAGGACATGCTAGATGCGGTTGATGCCGTGTTGTCGGATGCCACAGTTCGGCCCCTTACCGACCAGGTGACGGTATCCGCACCCACAGCCGTGCCCTATGATCTCACCGCGACCTATTACATTTCGACCGCTGATTCTGCCCTGGCCTCGCAGATCCAGACGACGGTCGAGGCGGCCAAGGATGAATATCTGGCCTGGCAGCGTTCGGCCCTTGGCCGTGATATCAACCCGGACGAGTTAATCAGCCGCATCAAGGCTGCCGGGGCCAAACGTTTGGTGATCACCGCGCCGGTCTACACCGTGATCGATATCGATGAGGTCGCCCAGGAAGGAACGGTAAACTTGACCTATGGAGGCCTTGAAAATGGCTAAGTCTCTGTCGGATATCTCCTTTGTTGATCTGCTGCCTGATTCCATTTCCGGTGATCCGACCATTAAGGCCGCCGCCCAGGCGCTTGACTCGGTGTTGGCTCAGACCACCGCCGATATCGACCTTATTGCGATCTGGTCCAGGATCGACGAGATCGAGGAGCCCCTTCTCTCGACCCTGGCCTGGGAGCTGCACGTTGACTACTGGGACAAGGACTGGCCTGATTCAGCCAAGCGGGCCACGATCAAGAAAGCCTATATTTTGCACATGCGCAAGGGCACCCCGGCAGCGGTGGAAGAGGCTCTAAAGGCGGCGGTTGGTGCCGGAGCGGTCGAGGAGTGGTTCGAGTATGCAGGAGCCCCGGGCTATTTCAAGGTCCACGTCGATTTGGTGACCAGCGGTGTGGATGCCGACTCCTGGGACGATATGACAAAGTTAATCAATGAATACAAGAACACCAGGTCGTGGTTGGATGCGCTGTTGGTTTATCTCACCGCCTACGGCTCGCGGGTGCTGGCCACCACCTTGCTGTCCGGCGAGACGGTGACGGTTTATCCATACGCTGTCACCGAACTGGAACAGATCAATATAGTTCGTTTTGCAACAACTTTTCAGACCGTCGAAACCGTGACGGTTTACCCACAAGTCGTATAAGGAGATCAATATGCCTGAGACATTTTATACTATCCTCACGGCCCTCGGTAAAGCCAAGTTGGCCAATGCCCAGGTCACCGGCGTGCCGGTGAATTTCACCACCATGAAAGCAGGTGATGGCAATGGTGCGTATTATAGTCCAAGTGAAAGCCAGACCGACTTGGTTAACACCGTTTGGAGCGGGGCTATTAATTCTATTTATATCGATCCGAACAATTCCACCTATGTGATCATTGAGGCGGTAATCCCCGAGGATGTCGGTGATTTTTATATCCGCGAAGTCGGTATCTTTGACGCTGCCGGCGCCATGATCGGGATCGGTAAATATCCGGAAACCTACAAGCCGACCCTGGCCCAGGGCAGCGGCAAGGATTTATATCTCCGCTACATAATGGAAACCAGCAACGCCAGCGAGGTGAACCTGTTGGTTGACCCTGCCGTGGTGATGGCTACGCACTCTTATGTCGACAATAAGGTCGATGAGCATGATTCTGAGCCGGCTGCTCATCCGGAGATGAGGCAAAGGAGCCTGTTGAAGGATGCTGTGCGGGTGGTGTCCACCACTAATATTACCCTGAGCGGTGAACAGACCATCGACGGTGTGGCCGTGGTGGTCGGTGAATCAGTGTTGGTTGCCGGGCAAACGGCTGCGTCGGAAAATGGCATCTATGTTGCCGCCACCACAGCTTGGACCCGGCGCGAAGACGCAGACACTGCCGCCAAGTTGGCGCCGCGCATGATGGTGCCGGTTAAAGAGGGCTCTGCGAATGGTGACACTATCTGGTGGTTGACCAATACCGGGACAATTACCCTGGGGACAACCGGGCTGGTTTTTAGGTCGATCTTTGGATCTGCGGAAACCGAGTTGACGATTTTTGGTGGTAGCATTACCCCAACTACGTTTAATCATAATGTAGATACGGAAGCCGACGCTGCGAGCGATGATCTGACAAATATAGACACCACCAACATCCCTGATGGTCGTTTCCTGTTTTTACGGGCCAACAATACGGCTCGCACGGTGGTAATTAAACATGCTGCGACCGGAGCCGGGCAGATACATCTGGCAAATGCCGCCGACCGCTCGCTTGATAATACGGAAAAACACATCTTGCTGCAGCGACGCGGGGCAGACTTGTATGAGGTTTCCTTGACCGCTGTTTTTGCCGCTATTATTGGCGGGACAATTGATGGGGTGGATATCGGGGTTACAACCCCTGGGAAAGTAAATATTATTGCAGGGACAACCGCTTTGCCTGGTTGCTATTTTGCGGGTGAAACTGGGACAGGTTTTTCACGGCCTGCTGCTAACACAGTTGCTTTATCTGTAAATGGCTCAGAAGTTTGGAGGGCGGCAGCAACAGGCAGGATGGGTTTTGGGACCACAACCACAGATGCTGCATGTACATTTAGCAACCAATATGCTCAAGTAGGGCTCAATGGCTCAAGAGTAATTGATCTAAGAGATGTTGCAGCTGCAAGATATCACTCCATTGAAACTGAATTTTCAGCGACTGCCACATCGAATAATTTATTTTTTAATATGTGGAATGGTGGCGCTCTTGCTAATATTACCAAACTAAATGGCAGTGGTTATCAGGAATGGGGCACATACAGTGCAACAGGGGCATCTAATGGGAAAAAATTAAATGGGTCCATTTTGAGCAGTAGTCGAGATAATTCCACCACACAGAACCATCTAACATTTGAAAATATTAATGGCAATGTTGGCTCTATTAATACTGTTGGTTCTGCCACTAGCTATATGACTAGTTCAGATTACCGACTTAAAGAAAATTTATCTCCCCTTGATGGGTTAAGTACTGTAAGAGACACCCCCGTTTGGGCCTTCAATTTCAAATCGGATCCTTCAAAAATTGTGGGCGGTTTCATGGCCCATGAACTTCAAGTTCTTTGTCCAGAAGCTGTGTCAGGGGAAAAAGATGCCACTGAAACCCATATCAATGCAGTCTTAAATTCCAGAGGGTTGGTTATTGAGGCGGGCATATCTGAAATCGACTGGCAGCGAGGAGTTGATGGGATTACCGCAGCAAATGGAGTTGTCACCAGTGCTGATGAATTAGAGGTGCTTGCAATAGGTGTTTCAGAAAGTGAATTTCAACTGAGCTTTGATTCTGAAATTCCACCCTTTCCTGTTGATGCGTTGTGGTTTGAGACATTTGATATTGATGTCGATCCAATCTATCCAGCAGATTCAACCTGGGCCGCAGAGCACATTGCAGCAGTATATCAGGCAGTAGATCAAAGTAAAACAACACCATATCTCTGGGCTGCTACTCAGGCTTTAATAGTCAAAGCGGAGAAATTTGATGCACTAGCTAACCTGCTGGTAACGAAGGGCATCATAACCCAGGAAGAATTGGACGCCTTGTAGTCTGTAACGAATTTTGGTTGGTGCTAATGTTTTTTTTTCATTCTCCTAAGGGAGGGGGCTATAAAAAAAAGTGGGCCAAGGTCCCATTTTTCCCGTTGACACCGGCAAGTCAATAGTTTATATCGTGACTCACTGGCTTTTCTTGAGCTTGCAAAGTAAGCCGTTTGTAGGCAATAAGTTGTAATATTTTACGGAAATATAACCAAATAGAAAAGTTCTTCAGGTCCCGGGTAGCTCAGTTGGTAGAGCAGGTGACTGTTAATCACCCTGTCGGGGGTTCGAGTCCCTCCCCGGGAGCCATGAAAGTTCAAAGGCCGCCTTTTTTAAAGGCGGCCTTTTTTTA